AAGAAAGAAGATATAGAAATGTATTTATTAAAGTATTTAGCAACAAAGCCAATGTCTTTTATAAAATTCTATGATAGACTAACAAAGAAAATTAAGGTATAAAATAAAAAATAAAATTGATTTTTTGAAGGATTTATTAGAAGAAAAATAGATTAATTATTACTTTATAACACAATCTGACTTACGAACAAAATGGGTATCACGCTTTCAAAGTTTTATTCTACCAAGAAGAATCAAGGTCGTTGGATTGAATCAGAATGCTACTACAACGCTTGTTATAACAGAGTGAATGCCTTTAAAGGACTTGGACTCAAGATGGTGATTGGGTCTCTTGGACTTAATTCCCACTTTGAGTATGGTGGAAGAAACTGGACGATGAAACAGTTTAAACAGAATCCTCGCGACTCTCACGCTTGGTTAGAAGATGCCGAAGGGAATGTGTATGACTATATCTATGAGGTCTATGCCTACTGTGCGAAAACGTGGGGTAAAAAGGTCTCCTTTCCAACCAACTGGGAGATTATCGGAATCTCAAAGAAAGCCCTTAAGGAAGAATATGGTTTAGAATATGTTCCAGCCGAGAAAGTCGTTCAAATGATGATTCTGAATTATGTAGTAGAAAACGTGTATGAACCCCGTATGCGTTATGGAGGCTTATCACGAGTCCCTATGACCCTTCAGTAATATATTAAAAATAGCTTATATAAACGTACATTTATATAAACATATATATCTATATCATTATATTATCTAAAGGATAATATAATTTAATCCAAGAACATATAAACCATATATATAAACCAATAATTAAACCAATAAAGGCCATAATTAATATATAAAAGCGCTTTTATTGTTAATTTTAGGCCTTTTTTGCTTTATTTATGTGTTGGTTTATATCTTTTATGGTTTATTTGTTTTATTTCTTTGATATATAATCATATTTATCTATAGATTTATATGTATACAGGATTATCTCATACGTCTATGCTTACCTCCTGACATGAGTTTAGTTGTACCCATAGGTAAAGGTTGAAGTTCTATTTTCTTTTGCCAAGGCATTCTTATAGGTAAAGCAACTCGTTTCTGTAATTCTGAATCATCTTCTATTGGTCTTACAAATCCACGTATCATCTTTATATTACCTACCATAAAATTTTTTTACTAAAGAAATTTGGTGTTCCTATAGCACCATCCTTATGTCTTAAATGATATAATCTACGACGTTCATTTGTATATACTTCTCCTTTCTCTTTTATATAGGTTGGATAATCATTATATCTTATATCACCTATAGATGCAATCTTATTATTATCTTTATCAAATACATCTATTTTTTTTTTTGGATTAGAAGAAGGTTTAATTTTTACTCCAAGTTTTTTTGCTTGGTCATAACTATATTTCTTAATTTCATATAAACTCATTTATTTATTTAAAAAAATTATTTATTTATAAATATAAATGAGTAAGATTATAGATATTCTAAAAAAGAATAGGCCAGAACTTTCATTAGGTTCAATAAGAACTTATTCATCTATTATAAAAAATCTTGGTATACAAATGAATATTGATACTTCTGATCCTAATAATATATGTAAAAACTATAAGAAAATAATTGACCATTTAAAGGACGTTCCGCCAAAACTTCGTAAAACGAGATTATCAGCCCTTGTTGTTTATTGTGATAAGAATGAAAAATTTAAAGATGAAGTTGATGCTATACGTAATCTTATGTTGAAAGATGATAAAGAATCCGAAGCTGATATGAAGGAACAAAAACTAAATGATAAACAAAAAGAAAACATGATTCCTTATGAGGAAGTTATGTCTATGTATAATCGTTTAGAGAAAGAAGTTGCTCCTCTTCTTAAAATGAATAACTTAGATAAGAACCAATTCAACAAAGTTCAATTATATGTACTTCTTTCTTGTCTTCTTCTTATTCCTCCTCGTCGTAGTTTAGATTTTACTGAATTTAAAATACGTAATATTGATAAGGAGAAAGATAACTATATGGATATTATTAAGAGAAAGCCCTACTTTGTATTTAACCAATACAAAACCGCAAAGAAATATAAAACACAACAAGTAGAAGTTCCTAAGAAACTAAAAACAATTATTGATAGATGGACTTCATTAAATCCTCATGATTATCTTCTTATGAATACAAGACAAACAGGTAAAATTACTCCTACTCAACTTACTAATATGCTTTATCAATTTTTTGGTAAAAATATATCTACATCTATGCTTCGTCATATCTATCTATCTAACGTATATAAGGATGTTCCAGCATTATTAGATATGGAGAAGAGAGCTTCTGATATGGGAAATTCGATCAAAGAAACTTTTGAAACTTATGTCAAGAAGAAATAAAATTTTTAAGTAAGTAAAACTTAAAAATTAACTATAAAATTTATTCACTATCACTATCACTATCACTATCACTATCACTATCACTATCACTACTATTACTTTCCATTCCTGGTTCTTTTACTTCAATCTCTGCAATTCTATTTTTCAATCGTTTATTTTCTTCTTTTAACTTAAAATTTTCTTCACGAATTTTTATACGTTTTTTTAACTCTTCGCGATACTGTTTTTTTAATTGTTCTTTTAGTTCTTGAATTTCTTTTTCAAGAAGATTAATAACTGTAATTGACACTGAATTATCAGCCATATTCGAGATTGTTATAAATATAATTTCTTTAAAAATAATTCCAAAAAAAATCATTTTTAAAAAATTTAAAGCATAACATAGAGTAGCTCATCAGCGAGCGATTACAATTGAGCCATCCACACCGATTACAAGCTGCATATCAGCAATAATAGTAAAGAATAGAGTACAAGCAGTTGCACCAGTTGAGTATTGAATTGATAGAACACTGCAAGGTGAACCGGCAAAAGCCAAAGCCTCTGATGTACGGGCACAAGAATTACCAACAGCAAAATAGTTAGTATTATACTCATTAACTCCAGCATTAGTAATAGTTGCCAAATCTGAAACTGATGAATCAAATAGTTTACTAAAGCATTTATTCAATTCACTAAATACAACTGGATTAGCATTAACAGCATCTAAAACCAAAGATGAAATTAGACGACCATCAAGTGACGTTTGAAATTGATTAAGACCATTTACAATTGATAGACCTTGTTTAGTAGCATCAGACAAATCACTGGTAGTAATTTGATTAGCAACAACTGCACGTAATGAACTTACATTCAAACCATAATTTAAAGTTTGCGAAGACCCTGAAGGAGCTGTAGTAGTACCATAGTTAGTATATGAATAAATAAAGTTCTGACCTTGAGCCATCTCGGAACGAACCTGATTAACATATGCTTCCTCTACCATAATCTTATCATAGCACAATTGTACATTACTAATCTCAAAACCAGTAGCTACACCAGTATTGTCGGTAATATATACAGAGCGAGCAAGACTATTCCAATCAATACTTACTTGTAAAGTACCCTGAACGGCAAACAAGGGGAAAGCCTGTTGTGAACCCAAGAGGCCCAATAGAGGCATTACAAAACAACGACTTGCAGAATTATTTGCTTTAGCTTCTTGAAAAACAACTCCTGTTCCCATAAGAAGCTTAGCATCCTGATCAATGAATGATTTTGATGTACCGTGAGCGAGAACTGTATCATAAACTTCATCACAGTTCTGAAGATTATCGATTTGTGTTGAATTCACGTATGTTGATAGACGATTTACAAGTGATGAACAAGCGCCTACACCTCCCTTAAACTGCCAATAAACTTTATCATTACCACCTTGTAGTTTAACATTAAAACGTAGATAAAAATTACAACCATATCCACTATTTGCTGAACAAGGAATTTGAATAACTGAATTGCCAGACGAACTTGCATTTCCTGTTAGAGCTGGTACATTAACTGTCTGTAGTTGAGAAGCGACCGGTTTTGGGTCGCGATTTGACCGAAAAGCCTGTGGGACAGCATCCATACTTGCGGGAAGAACATATCTTAAGGCTCCACCTAATTGATTAAGACTCATATTTTATTTTAAGATAAAAAAAAATAATTTATTTTTGATATTTTGAACGTCTCTTTTTTTCATTTCCATGAATTATTGTTGATAAACCTGATATCTGAACTTTTTCTGGCTCTTTTCCCTCTGGCTCTGTGTTTACTCCATATAGATTTTTATATACATCATTTCTTATTCTATCTGGCTCAAAAAATTGAACATTATGTCTTGTAAAATGATTATGGTTTCTTGCTCCTAACATTTATTAT